AACGTTTGAGGTGGAGGAACGGTGTAATGAATTTGATCGGCAAAATATACAGACGTGTCTTGAATTGACCGTATACCAAGAGTTCGTGAATTATATGCACCATCACCACCATGATCAGTGGCGTCAAATGTGTATAGCGGCATATTATCATTAAATCCTGCATCAATGTAAAGTCCGTCGCCAAGTGATGGAATTTTTTGCGGACGAAACATGATTGCCACTGACATTGCAGCAATAATTGCGTCAACCATATCGACCGCTGGAGTAGTGCAAGAACTCAATACAAGTGGTTTCATCGTGGTAATATCGAGAACAGTTATGTGTAAGTCTGTGCCAAAACGCCTAGTTATTTCTCCAAACGTCAGTGTAGGTACTCCAATATGACGCTCGAAGAATGAATGAAGCCAAGGACGAAAGCGTGCACTAAGATCATAGGCACCCCAATGACAAAGAACATTATAGATGGCTGTTAAACCTCGTCTATTACCCATAAACGTTTCTGTTCGTAATGTTACAGAGTCACTTAGCAACAATTGTGGTGAAATGTGACATGAAGCACATGCGGCTACAAACGTTCCAACTGACGAACCACCCCAACGTTTAATAGTCTTATACACACCAACGTCGTCCAAATGTTGTAAACATGCAAAGTATGCCAGCCCATGTACACCACCTCCTTCAAAAATAATATTATCATAAGGGAATTGTACTGAACGTTTTTTCACGTGTTTTTTTCTCATTTTTAATGTGTCAAAATAAAAAAAATGTGCGTCTCAATTCAAAAATGACGCATGGCGCTGCAACTTGCGTATGCAAAGGTAACATTGATACATCACTATCTGGTGGTAATTCCTTTACAACACTTTTACATACGTGGGTGGTGGAGAAATTTACCAATACCTGATATATGTGCTCAATTGACGCAATATCGTTCAGAGTTTTGGTCAGCACATTCGGAGGCGTGTGCAGATGTTATCGCGAATCACTTTGATGCAATATTGGTGTACGCGCATTTTTTTTTATATGTTTGTGTCGTGGTAAGTTTTGTCTTTGAAATTTTGCGCGCTATACGACGATGTTTGTATTTATAAAATTATTTCAACCAACTAACAAAATGGAACGATACTTGGTGAAGATGAAACTTCCAAATGCCTATGACAAAATTGAAACACCGCGTCAATCAATTCTCGATAGTTTACAAGCGAAACGAAAGCACGAAAACGCTTTTTCTTCTCCAGTTCCTCAATTGAGACAGAATGTTTCACAGAATGTTTCACAGAATGTTCCACAGAATGTTCCACAGAATGTTCCACAGAATGTTTCACAACCTAGACCGCCATCTCCACCTGCATATAGTGACCCATCGTGGAATAGAAAAGTTGATGATTTTGTTGAGGATATTCGAAAGAAAGCAACGGTTATCGAAAAAGACGCATCTGAAAACGTCGACAAGATGATTACCTCCGTGCCACAACCTTTGGAACGTAACGACGATGGAAGTGCTGCATGTATACATATTACGAAAGAGTATAGAGACAAGGTTATGTACGTGGAAGATTGTGAAAGTGGTGTGATACCGATGAAAACAAATGAATTGTGCAAGTGGGATATGCAACCATTTAAAGGTGTTCCATTTGGTATTCCGGTATATTATGACACACGTACAGACAAAATTCACATTATTGGATTTACATGCTCTGTTAGTTGTGCACTTGCGTATTTAGATTGTAATGATCCGAACAATGTCAAATCAAGAGAACTACGGAGGCTTACTGTCCAATTGGCTAGAGATTATTATGGCGCAGACTATTCACCTCTGTTGATCATGCCAGCGCCTCCGCGAGAAAAACTAAGCATGTTATATGCGAAACATATCAAAACTACTGATAATGCACATGATGCAATGACACTGGCACTGAACGAATTTAGAAATGGTTCAGAAGAAATATTGTATCATCCACATCCAGCACCACCATTTGTTCGCGTAACTCAGAGAATTGATGAGGAAATTACACGAAAAGAAAACGATGTGAAACATAAGCAGAGATTAGACATGATGAGTCAGAATCCACAGCCAATTGCATGTACTACAAGATTTATGACTGAGCAGAGAAAATATGTTCTTTCCAAACACGCTGGTCAAACGAACAAACGCGGAACAATTGACACCTTATTGAATATTCGCTATAAACCGCTTGTTCAAGACGATGACGACGATGACGACGATGATGCCCATTCAGAATGATGTGTTTTATAAATTGTACCAACCATTTATGTCAACCGAGGCGCCTACTTTTGACATTGTATCTATGCATGCAGAGCGCGTGGCAGAACATGAACATATTTTGAATGTGCTTATACCTCAAGAAAAGGATATGATTGAAAAATTTAGGGCGGTTTTACGCGACGAAACAAAACTGACTGATGCAATGGCCAATGCAGTATTTAAGAAATATTCTATTATACGAAATGCTAATTTAAAAAAGAAATCAATCAAGAAACGTGATCGAGGCGATGAAAAAGGTGCGGAGGAACATGCAGTATCAGACGAAGCTTATGAAAAAATACAAGCGGAGGCATTAGAGCACAAACACTATTTGCGGAGACTCAAAGGGAAATCTGCGTCAAAATTATCTGCCGATGAGAAATATCACATTGAACAGTATATTATAGAACGTGAACAGTGGATTAAAATGCATGAGAACGGTGGTGAATTTTCTCGTTACATATTTAAAGCCCAACGTATTATTGACGAATATGAAAAAGAACAACGTCGTATACAAAAGTATTTAGAGGATGCAAATGTAGAAAGTCAACGACGGGCGATTACCGAAACACAACAACGTCAAAGAATTTCCGCCGGTGAATCAGGTGCACTAGTTTCTCTCAGCGACAGCGGGAAACAACTTGTACAATTACCACAGAAACGTAATTTTAGTACACGTCTCGATTCTCTACTTTTACAAACTGACGTATTTTCACGTTCTAAAGAATTACAGTCGGAATATTTATGTTTAATTGGAGTGGAAGACACCACCGGACTACTACAGCAACAATTGAAAACGGATGATTCATATTGTCCACAGTGCGAAGTTGAACGAATTGTCGATTTTGCACAAGCGATTATGACCTGTCCTCAATGTGGCATATGTGTTCGATTCAACGACAATTCTCTCAGGAATGTTCCATTTTCGGACGAAATACATATTACACAAAAGAACAAGGGAAAATATGAGAAACGAACGTACTATGAAAAGTGGAAAAAAATGGTGAGTGGCCAATTGAATAGCGAAATTGCCGAAAAGGACTGGCAAACAATTTACTTGGAATGTGTCAACCGACGGTACAAATTTATTACTCGTCCAATGTTGCGAAAATTATTGCGATCGTTGGGAATGAATCGTTACTATGAACTGATACCGGCGATTACGAACGAACTCAATGATGTACCACTCATCCACTTTAGCCCCGAGGAGGAACGCACACTTGACGCCATGTTCGAGGAGGCATTGGAATTGTTTGAACGTTGTCCAGCGGAAATTAAGCGTCGATCAAATTTCATTAGCTATTCATATTTTTTTCATCAAGCGTGTACAATGGCCGGATATACTGCATACTGTGAGTCATTTCCACTATTGACTGGTATTGAAAACAAAAAGCGACACGATTGTATTTGGAAATGGATGTGCGAAAATAAGCAGGGTGAGCCAGTGTGGACATTTTATCCAACTGTATAATCTGCGTTCACATTAAATATTGTCATTTTCATAAAAACACAAAAAATGAGATATTACAAGCTAAAACGTCGTAAGCGTGAAATAGACACACAGGTATTATCGTCGCATGTCCAAGAAACAATGCAAAATCCACTCTATAACTGTGCGAACATTCCAGATTTCATTGAATATCACATACACAAACGAGTCGTCGAATCATTAATTGAATCCATCCCTCCAATTGACCTGTATGGACATCGAATTCAAATTAGTGTAAGTCGCTTGCCCCCGAAACACGACGAATGACACCAGGGAAATCACAAGAGTTAATAAATATGTCCGTGTGAAGACGCATCTCCTGTTTTGACTGAGCCATTTGAAAAGGTGCCATTTTCACACACATCGAAGAATTTTGCGTTGTCGTCACTATGGCCTGTAGGTGAAGGAGTCTTTCGATAAGAGGCTGACGAGCAAAATCAATTTTTCTTCGTACCTCGTCGTTTTCTATATGCTGTTGATTCATTGGTATAATATCATACACATAATATGTACTCTTTGTCTGATCAACTATACCGACTAAAACAATAGACGGTCTTGCAAGGAGTATGTCTTCTAGTATTTTTCGTATTTGTTTAAATTTCGGATTGTCGTCAATAAACGTTGTTGTCTGTGGCATATACATTTGTACATAGTTATATTCACACCACGCATACATCACATCAACCATTTTCATTGATGCTTGAATGCACAAGACGTGTTTTTGACGAAGAATTTTTCCTGCCTGTATTTCATCTAGACCGCACGACCACCGTGTACTGACAGGATCATTACAAAATTGTCGTAACGATGGACTGTAACGAGAATATTCATCGTTCACCTGTTCATTGTATATTTTTCGTTTCTCAAAAATAGCAATATCACGCGAAGTACACTGTGTATGAACTGCAAATACTGGCATTCGAGATGGAATTCTACTCATGACATACCAGAGTGAACTGTCTTTCCGTTGAGCAGCATTAAGTCCCTGTACGATAATCATTTGAAACACCAGTAATGCGCAAAAAAGAGGCGGATCAAAAAATACACAAGAGGGATTTTGTCGAAACCAACATTCGTTCAGGTCGATTGGTAACGTCCCATAAGTCGTGGTAGTATTCATGCATGTGTTATATATCTTTATAATTTTTTGTTTTTTAATTCATAATAATTGTACGCAATGCAACGTTATATCGAAGCAGTTGAAAAAAGTCATACTGATAAAATGCGCTTTAAATCGTTTCAGCTACGATGGTTCAAACCGGGATCAATTGCCGTCATGATTGGTAAAAAAGGCACTGGAAAGAGTACAATGATGTTAGATTTGTGTCATGCAATTCGTCATTGCCCAGAGGTCGTTTTATTTCAAAAAACTATTGAAACGAATGACATGTTTAAGGGAGTCGTTCCTGAGTTGTTCAGTTTCAAAATATGGGATAGAAAATTGGTGCAAAAAATAATTGATCGTCACATTCGTCAAAACAAAAAACGTATGAAGGCTGGGAAACCAGTAAAGTACCTGACCATGATTATTGACGACCAAGCCGGTGATGAGAAATTTTGCAAAGATCCATTGTTGTCGGATTTGTTCTTTAACGTACGGCATTACAAGCTCAATATTATTTTCACGATGCAATACTCGCTCAAAATTCATATTGATCAACGTGCACAAATTGACTATGTGTTTATGATGCGCGAAAACATTATTGGAAATCGAGAACGTTTGATGCAGCATTATTGTGGTCAATTTGGTAGTGGAAAGAAAGGATATGCGGATTTTTCCAAGGTATTCGACAAGTTTACAGAAAAAATTGGCGGGTGTATGGTTGTGAAAAATTCGGGAATAAGCAACGATATTACAAAAAACGTATTTTACTATCAATCTGTCATGCGAAACTTTAACGAGGACCCGTCATTACCACGATGGCGAATGGGAAGTCGTGCATACTGGGCCTTTAACAACCGTTTTTACGATCCTCACTGGGACTCTTCTGAAGAGGAAATAAGTGATGAAATTGTCATTGAACGAACGGGAAAGAAATAAACTAAAAGATTTCACGCCATTGTAGCGACGCAGAGATATTAACGTTTCCACTAAGCGAAAGAGCAGTTAATACAATAATATGCGCAGTTCCACTAATTGACGCGCTATTAACCAATGTCGTATCGGAAATATCTACATCACCGACACGTTTGTTATTGTCAGCATATGTTTCTCCAATAACATATCCTCCAGACACCCCGGTTCCAGTGATGTTCATTTCAACTGCCTCGGAAACTTGCGTCCACGCTCCACCTGTAACGGTAGCTCGCATACGCAAGTCAAAGTGACACAAACTACCTGATGCGTTTGCTATTTGTGCCTCGATTGGATACAACATTGACCGTAAATAAGCGCTGCGTAAACGAATAGCAACAATTGGTAAACGTGTTACGCTCCCCACTGTTGTATGTGTAGCTCCTGTTCCGGCGGCACGAATCATACCCCTTGGCACATATCCTCCTTCCGATATCACTGTTGAGCATATTTGCACTAACGATGACGATCCACTTGCACCAACCCCAGAGACAATTTCATAACGCATTGGCAAACTAGCTCGACTCATGTACACCTTGTTTACACCTAGATTCTCAAACCCATGAGTGTAGTATATTTGTCCATTTAAAACAAAACCAGCACGAACGCGACCAACACCTAGCCACTCCATGTCAACGATACCAATGTTTGCTGATGTTTCGTCAAGTGTTAACCCTGATACACCAGTTCCATCGAGTTTATCAACGTCCCATTGTGACTGAACGACGCGTGTATCAACTGGCGATCCTGTGGTATTACTTCGAATAACCCATGCGATATCATTGGCCGTTTGTTCGAGAAAAACGCCATTTGATGAATCGAAATATCCAACACGTCTTGTTACGCCAGTTGCCCTTGCACCAAGCACAAAAGTAAAGAGCGTCATTAACGACTTTCCTGGTTGGTAGCGCACGTATTGATATGATTGCCGAACAGATGATGATGATGCTGCGCCAGTTGTTAACGTGACGGAACTTTGATTGGAATTATACGCACTTCCGCCGCTTCCAGTTACTACGGATTCCCATAATAATGTTTGACTATCAACTTCCATAGATGATTCAAAGAGCGTCACTGGATTGCTAACACGAGATCTTTGAAACGCGTCAAGTGCTGCAGAGTCGTATGGACGCGTGCTAATAACTGCACTTGATCCAAAAGTAACTTCTAACGGTTGACCAGATGGAGCTGCTACTTCCAAAGGCTGACTTTGTTGTGCTCGATAAACAACTGGGAAACTACCGACCGATGATGGTCCTGGAAGTACATTGATAACATTTGACATTTAATATTTCTATATAAAAAAATATTCGCATGTAGAAAAAAATGAATATAGCAGAAAATGCGACACTTGGTTTCACTGATGGTGTAAATACAGTGATATCGGTGGCAGCTGGAATGGTTGCTTCTGGACAATTCACAAGTCAACAAATTGTTATAGTTAGCATTGCGGAGGCGGTAAGCGGATCAATTAGCATGGGAATGTCGCGCTACATGAGTTTAGATGGAAGCGAACATGATGAAAGTGCCGTTATAGAGAGTTTTATGGTTTCATGTGGATTTGTCATCGCCACATTAGCTACTATTATTGCCTTTAGCACCACAGAGAAACCAATGGTAGGATTTCGTCGTTCTATTCTAATGACATTGATTGTATTGTTTATATTTGGCTATTATCGCAGTGTATTATTAGATCAAAACTTTCTATATTCAATTGGTAAGTTGCTTGTGATTTGTATTGTAGCTACAGTTTCCACATACTTCATCGCAAAAAGGTTTGATAAGATTTCATAAATTTTACATGACAGACCAACTTTTTCCAAATGGTCATTTTGCACAATGAGTCGACATGGGCACAATATCGTCGTCGTCAGCGTACTATTTCCCCCGCAAAACTTGAATTTATGGTGACACAAATTGAAGAGGATTCTCGTTTTTCGATCATTCGGCTTTTTGGCGTTACACGTGAAGGTGATAGTGTCCACTGTGCGCTCAAAGGCTTTTATCATTATTTTTACTGTGAAATGCCACCATCATTGCACGCTAGTCAACTTGATGATCTCCGTGTACTCTGGAATAAAGACCTAGAGTCTCGAACAATACGGTCAATTGAGGCGGTCCGTCGAGAAACACTTGCCTTTTACAAGTCATTCGATGGGGCGGATCCAAAACAAGATTTTTTGAAAATAACTCTGAATAATCCACGTGATATGCGTATTATTAAGCCGTATATTGCACTCGGAAATGTACCACTGCCTAATGGTCAACGGTGCTCGCGTGTGTTGCAAATGTATGAAGAAGATGGCGTTGATTTTATTTCGCGTTTTATGTGTGATAACAACGTCGTCGGCTTTGGCTGGTGTCGTCTTGATCAATATACACTAGTGTCCGAATTGCAGAGTACCACGACATTTGATGTGACTTGTACACTAGACAATTTTCATGCATTTACACCAAAGGATGATCCAGCCGAATTTGGTGCCATCGCTCCTTTACGTATTGTCGATTTTGATATTGAATGTATGGCTTCAAAAGGGTTTCCCACCCCAACAAATGATCCAGTCATCATGATAGGAGTTCAAGTGCATGACGGACAACGTCTTATTATCGATACAGTCTTATTTACAAGTTCGGACAACACAGTTAATGATTGGAATGATGTTGTACTGGCTCGATATGATACTGAGGAGCAATTACTTTTTGGTTTTGCAAAGTTGTGCAGTGCAATTGATTATGATATTTCACGTAATTATAATGGAAAGTTTTTTGATTGGCCATACTTATTCGATCGTGCAACCGTATTAAACATGGACAGGCGTTTTTGTGAGGCACTGAGCCGTCTTGTGTCAACGAATGCACGTATATTTCCAACGTATGAAAAAATGCAAAGTGGTCAGTATGATCGTCACATTACTCGAACTATAACAATACCTGGCCGGAGTGATTTTGATATATGTTCAGTGGTCAAGGCACAGGAAAAACTTGTATCATATCGTTTAAATGCAGTCTCACTTGAGTATCTCGGACAAACCAAGGAGGATGTACACCATTCAATGATTAGCGTTTTATACAATGGAAGTGCGGCTGACCGTTTACGTCTTGCTCGATATTGTCGAAAAGATGCTATGTTATGCAAAATGATCGATGAGAAACAAATGTATCTGTTGCGCTATATTGAACAGGCGAGAGTTTGTCGTGTATTGCTGGATGTATTAGTCGATCAAGGACAACAGGCAAAGGTTCTCGCACTTATACTTGAAAAGGGACTTCGTGATGGCCTCGTATTGCCTATCAAACGAATGCTTACATCATACAAGCCCACTGGACAATTCGAAGGAGGTCTTGTACTAGAGCCCGATATTGGCTTTCACGAGCGTCCCATTGTCTGCTTGGATTTCAACTCTCTCTATCCATCGGAGGGAACTTCGCAAAACTATTGCTACACCACCCTTTTGCGTCCAGAAGACGTGGCTCGTATGAAACCAGAGGATGTCAATATCAGTCCAGCCGGGCATGCATTTGTTCGACAACACATTAAGCGCGGTTTGTTGCCACGTCTATGGATTGAACTATTGGCGGCCAGAAAAGTTGCGAAAAACGACATGAAACGCTGTTTTGATTTGGCGAAAAGCGAAAAGGACCCGGTGAAAAAGTCCGATTTCCTCTTTCAGGGCAATGTACAAAATGCCCGTCAACTTGCTATTAAGCTTGTTGCCAACGCAATGTATGGATTTACCGGTGTCGATCCTGATAAGGGTGGCTATTTACCATGTTTTGAAGTGTCCGAGGCAATTACATCGAGTGGACGAAACGATTTACAAGCGGTAATCAATTGGATCAAATTGCATTATCCAGAGGCGAAAGTAAGGTACGGTGACACGGATTCGGTAATGGTCGAGCCGGGATGCACAACGGTGAAAGATGCAATGGAATGGATGCACAAAGTAGCAAAAGAAATCAACAAGGACATTTATTCGTCTCGAGACCCAATGAAACTAGCGCCTGAAAAGGTCATGTGGCCTACGCTGTTTCAAGCGAAGAAACACTATATTGCAGGGTATTATGAAGAGTCAGCAGAAACTATGGACAAAATTTACTATAAGGGAATTGAGGTTGTTCGACGTGACGCTTGTCAATTGATGCGAACGTGTTTAGAAGAATGTTGTGACAAGATTTTCCGTGATCGAGATGTTTCCGGAGCCGTTGAGATTGCAAAACGCACCATTGAACGTCTTTACAAGAATGAGGTTGACATGTCAGAATTGGTCATTAGCAAATCATTGTCACAAAATCCCGATGATTACAGTTCTGCACAGGCGCATACAATGTTAGCACAAAAAATGGCCAAACGCGATCCGAACAATGCACCATCTGTCGGCGATCGCATACCGTATGTAATGGTTGGCTCAGGAACAAAGGACGTTCGATTTCTTTCTGAGGATCCACTTTATGCTCTTGAACACGAGATGCCAATTAATGTGGAGTATTACATTGAAAATCAACTGAAGAAGCCATTACAACGACTTTTTCAGCCAATCATCGGCGAGAGGAAAACGCAACAGATATTTAGCGGTGAACATACTCGAACGCGTGTACAGCAACAGTCATCGAAAAAGCAAAAGATTGGAATCATGTCATTTATTCGTGTTACGCGGTCTTGTTCATCATGCAGCCAGTCTTATGATCCAGAACAACATCGTCATGCATCCTTGTGTCCAACATGTTTAGAGAAAAACATTGATAGCGAAGAGTCTATGAAAAAGGAAGTGTATTCCAAGACAAAAGCTCTCTATGATGAACAATTTGCTATTTGTCAAAAATGTCAGGGTAGTGATCGTGATCCTGTTTTATGCATGGCGAGTGATTGTGTACAATTGTATAAGCGGAAGGCTGCTGAGTTTCGTTGCACAAAAGCGTTACAAGACCTTGAAGATATTCATAAATTTATGCCTTCTTGAGCTTACCCATTTTTGATACACATGTTTTAAATCCTCTAAATGCGCATGTGCAGTACGGTGCCTTCTTTGGTATCATACGCTTCTTAGTTGCCTTGCGCTTCACCGAGGCCTTTTTCTTGCGCTTTAGTGGATCCTTCTTCTTAGTTGCCTTTCGCTTCACCGGCGCCTTCTTCTTAGTTGCCTTTCGCTTCACTGACGCCTTCTTCTTAGTTGCCTTTCGCTTCGCAGGAGGCATTTTTAGTCGTCTTTGTGGACGAAAATATTTCGAAATGGAAAACCAGTGAGTCCTTTATATGATCGTAAAAACAAACCACCATGCATTTTCATGGCGATGTTCGAATCCATTAACATTCGTCTATCAACAATGTCCAAAAAATGATCAAAATATTGCATAGTTATTTTTTGCAATTCTTTATTTGTCGTAAAGTGTATTGTATAGTACATATATGGGTATGCGCATGTATATAATGGTGTATAAGGTGGTTGAAAAGATTTACATGTCCATTGATGTCCATTATATGTAAATGAATCCAATTCTATATTGTCATATTTAGCTACAACCTTTTCAAGTGATTGTAGTGGGTCGTTGATAACAATATGTGTTACCAAATCAGAAAAACGAGGAATAGTCATTATTAGATTATTGACATTAACCGTAGTGAGACGTACTTCGTGTTCTTTCATGCGCAAATGTTGTAACGCAATGAGTTGATGTAGTGGCTGAAGGTTCAGATGTACTGGATGGGTGAACAATTCAGTGATTTTTTTATGTCTTGCGCACGGGTGTTTGGTTGGACGCGGTAGGTTTCCAAATAGTAGGAAGTCCGTATCAAAGTGGAAAAATTTACTTGCCATTAAATAAAACCTCCATGCCATTATACGATTTCGTAAGTGACGATAAGAAAAAACAATGTGCGCTACCATTAATTTACTACGTTTCTATACAATAAAAAGGCAGATCTAGACACATGGATTCATATTAAAAATGCAATTTCAGAAATATTTTTCCAAAGATGAGAGCAGGGTTGGTATGAAAATGGACAAAAGTAAATAGAACGAACATGGAAGGACGGAAAAAAAGACGGATTGGATTTGGAGTGGTATAGAAATGGACAAAAAATGACAGAGAGAAACTGGAAGAATGGAAGGATGGATTATGTTAAAATTGATAAAAAGGTGTCATAAAAAAAAGCCCAAGTTTAACGTCTTTGGGCGAGACGCACGTTTACTCCATCGGGGATCGAACCCGAAATCCCCACTTGAAAGGCGAGTGTGATAGCCATTTTCACCATGGAGTATACGCAAGGTGTCATAAAAAAAAGCCCAAGTTTAACGTCTTTGGGCGAGACGATGTATTTAGGTAGCACCACTTCGTTTTGATCGAAGGACCTCTGGGTTATGGGCCCAGCGCGCGTAGCCTCTGCGCCATGGTGCTAAAGTTTAACTCTCCGTACTGGCGTCGATCCAGTGACCCTCAGATTAACAGTCTGATGCTCTACCGACTGAGCTAACAGAGATTACGATAACAATTCGCTTTGAACCACCGCGACACCACGTTGAGGTTTGTTATCAAGTCGCGGAGATCGAAGAGTGTACGTCGTTCGATCAAAGACGGAGCGTTGGTAAGGTCAAGGTCTCACAATACCGCGCGTTAGGTGTAGTGCGCATACCTAGTCTCAAGTACGTTTTGACGATACATGTTGTTTAACGTCCGCAACAATGGACAAACCTGATGAAGGGTTAGCTACGACCAATTAGCATTCTTATTGTGCGCCGTCCTCGACCATTGGCGGAGATGAAGTTCTCTAGGACGCCTGGGAGAAACTGTTGCGCAAGAACGATCGTGGAATTATGGAGATAACAGCAACATCAGGTGTAGCGACGATGATTTGCTCACGATGACCGGGAATTTGTCGCTATGGTCAAAGGGAGGGACGAAATCTGCTTCGCACCGCCGAGTCATGATCGTCCAATCAGAGGACTCGGTTGAAATGGTGCATTGTGTATGAAGGAGGTGAGAAACGACATGAAATTAAAACAAAACAAAAATTTGGGACAAATTAGTCTACTCTTCCAGTTCATATGACGTACTATTCAACTATTTGGAACCCGATGATGTTACAACACGTGGTTAACGTACCATTATTATGCTACTATAAAAATTGACATGAACACACACGTAAAATTAATTACGAGGAACTCTGTGTTCATGTGACTAGATCGATCTGTGTTTGAGTTATAGGTAGCGGCGCATTTTATTTTTTCATTTCTGACGCACCGGTTGGGTTTCGTTAAGAGTAATAATAATAATAATAATAATGCAAAAACAAAATGATCCTTTTTTTCCTCTTGTCAATGTCCGTCGCTCAACCGGCCGTCGATCTTTGTCAACAAATCAATGAAGTGCGTCAAGAAGCTGGTGTAGCCGCATTGAGTGTAAGCTCGGCATTGACGTTTGTTGCGGAAGTACATCGTAGAGATCAAAATACCAACTATAAACCCGGAGCCGTTTGCTCAAGTCACTCATGGAATAACAATGCTCCATATTGGTCGGGTTGTTGTTATGAAATGGCCCATCCAGATCCACAATGTATGTTCAATAAGCCTAGTGAGTTGACAACGTGGTTTCCATTTCGAGGATATGAAGTCGCGGCATGGGGTTGTGGTTATCCGTCATGTGCACTAGGAGCATGGCTTCGTTCACCATCACATGCAAAAGTACTCCTGTCGCCGGAAATGCGTTCAGTGGGTTGCGCGATTTCATCATTCAAAATGTCATATTGTTGGTTTGCGCGAGAGAAAGATGACATTGCATATACTGGTTGTTTTACTATTCCGTTACCACCTATTCCAAATGATCGAGAACCACGTCCACTCCCTTGTAATGTCACAACCACAGTTCCAACGTTAGTACCCACTCCAGTTCCATCGTTAGTTCCTACTCCAGTTCCAACTTTAGTTCCAACGTTAGTACCCACTCGTGTTCCTACGTTAGTTCCAACGCTAGTTCCAACGTTAGTACCCACTCGAGTTCCAACGTTAGTTCCTACTGCAATACCTCGTCCGACCAAAACACCTAAACCAACGAAAAAACCTAAAATCCATTAAGCTGTCTAAAATCCTTTATTTCTTCCTCCGTAGGTAAACGTCCATTAATGTCTTCCATATCTCCGACAAACATCTCAATATCTTCAAAATTTTCTCCAAATAACTCGTATGGGTAGTTATCGAGCAGTTTTTCTTGATTTTTGATTTTACTAATCACATCCGTCCACTTTTCTTTTTCTTCAGGGTCCAAATTTTCCAATTTTGCTAATACCTCAAGTTTATTGCTCAAAAAGTCAACTACTTGATCATAGCCGTACATTGCGTTTGCTAAGGCAATTGAGTATTCCCCCTTATCGATGGCACGTTTTTGAATTTCTTTGGAAGCATTTCGGATATCATTTTCTTCTTTTATCTTTTCTTCGTCAGTCATGTCTTCTATAACATCTATTTCAAATAACATATAAGAAAATCGTCGTAGTAGTGCTGCATATGTAATCGGAATACCATAATCATCTAGTGTTTCAATTGCACTTATATAAGCTTTATTTTCATTCTGATTAAGACTGTCTATTTCTTCTTCCTTTAACTTTAACTCTTGTGGTTGTTTTTTCGTTGACTGCGGTCGTTTGTAATTTAGAAGAGCCATTAAAACATGCAACATAGGTATAACTTCTGTATCTAAATCAAATTTATTAGTTGCAATATTTTGTTTTAACACTTCATAAATTTCCGTACTATTAGATGTGTTTTTGTATTGTTCTCGCAAATATTCCATCGCCTTTTTCTGATGTTGTGGAGCTGTTTTGCCAATGTTTTCTTCAATTTTTTTTAAATCGTTTTCATCGAGGAGAATCATTTCTTTTGGTGTAATTAAGACCCTTAGAAATTCGTCAATGATTTCTTTGTTAGATGGAGTAGATTTTTGCGTTGCAGAGGCATTTTGTTTTTCCCCCCTTGGTGAAAAAAATTGCTGATTACTATTTTCTGAGACTTTTTGTGCTTTTGTTATGTCTATTGGAGGTACAAGTGGCGGCTGTACAGCGCATTTGCCATCTTTGCAGACCACTTGAGGAACAACTGGTTTCTTCATTCGATTGGTATACATACATTGGCCATATATATTCTCTCCCTTTGAATTTGCGCGAGGTTTCCACGTGCATCCAGCGGTTTCATTGCATGCTTTCATTCGTTTCTCACGTGTCTCTTGGCTAACTTTTGGTTTTGAAGTGACAGGTTTAGCATTACGTAGCTTATTGCATTTCGGTTTCGATGGTTTTGCACATTTCTTCGGAGCAGCAGCCTTCTTACAAGGTTTCTTTTTCAACGGTTTCAACCCAAGTTTCTTTCGAAGTTCACAGACAGTAAGACTCTTGAATTTTTTTCCAGTCTTGACGAAGATACGTTCCTGCAATTCAACCTTTGAAAGAGGCATGTGTGTTTTTTTTGTATTTTAAAATAAAAAAATAAATACAAAAATGGCCAGTGGGAAAACATTTTGTCAGTATAAGGAATGCACGAAAAGACTAAATTTTGTAGAATTGTCGACTACTGGGAGATGCAAATGTCTTCTTTTATTCTGTTACACTCATCGCGAACCAGCCGCACACCAATGTTCCTTTGACTATCATGCGCAAGCTAAAGTTATCTTAACAAAACAAAATCAGCGTGTAGAGGCACCAAAGATGATTGATCATTGTTGAGAGTCAATTTGAAGTGTAGTCGACCATTCATCAGCAGGGTCCATATCATACAAGTTTCCAAGAGGGTCCATCAATGTGAATTCAAGATAGGCAAGGTCGATTGGACTTGGAAAGAACATTGTACGGCGGAAATCGGAAACATCTGCCCATTGTAAAACTGCCGCGGAATCATAGTGACCACGAAATATGGCATAATCGCAAAGAGGAGTAGATAAAGCAAATGACCATGCTGGATTCGTTGTCCGATCAACTGACGGGTCATAATGATCATCGGAAATCATTGAATGATATGGACCATTATGATGTAAGTTTCGTTGCGGCTCAAATAGTCCAGTTACTCCATTGTAAAGACCAAATAGTAACAAATATTCACGATGAGCAGGTGGTGTAGCTGCAACATTTGGTATATTCAATTCCATAAGTTCAATCGAACGTACGGAATGGAGAGGTTTCGAAAAGGCAAGACGAAAAGAAGTATTTAAGAACTTATCCGGGTTTCGACGAAAACTCTCAACTACTTCAAAATGATGCGGACGATATGTACCATCAGTTGGGAACGATAATGAAACACCTTCTTGGTTATGATATCGAACCGGGTTTGTCTCGAATGCACTTGCTGTATGAGACGCAAAGCCGCCAGCACCAATCGGTTGACTAAATCGCGATTGGTAAATTCTTGATGACATTTTCATATTTGTATACAATTTTATTTACTCATTTTTGACATGTTCTGAAAAAGTGATGTAAATGGCTGATTCAAAATATGTTGCAATCGCTCCGATTCTTGCGCCGCTGTTAATGTTGGCGGATCGTATGTTACACCAGGATATGGGTTTGTTGGGTCATACTCTTCAACTACTGCCGTCTTTTGTTTCTTCTGTGCCGAATCTTTTTCAATATTTTTCGGACCACGTTGTTGTGGAGCCCATTGAGACAATGTTGATGCGAACATGCGCCCATTACGAATGCATACATTATCGGCTCTCGGGGCGCCATGCCAAAACGCATTATAGTACAGTGGCTCGCCGAGAGTGAGTTCATGCGGAATACGATCATAGTTCATGCCCTCAAGTAACATGAAAAAATTAGTTCCCGGGCGTTCGGCCAACACGACGCGTATAGTAAATGTCGTTCGATTACATCCATTAACATAATAGCCGCCGCCGACGGAAGAAAACACTAGATGCACAAAATTCTTTCCATCATGACGCAGAAACTTTGGCTTATTTGTTTTCGTAATAGCGGAAATGACGTCCTTTTGATTGATCATGAAAAATGCCGCCACAAAACGTTCCGCTGGCTGTTGCAATGCTAAGAACAGACCGTCGTTTGGAATAAAGTCGATATTACACGTGTCGTAAGAGAAGTCAAAGTCGAAAACGTGATGATATTCGCGTCCGCCGCCTTCATTATCTACCTCGTAGGAAAACTCCATGTGTCGAGAATAGCCACGATAGGTAAAGTGTTTAACGGTGGTTTGTGGTGGAAGAGGTGCTGGAATTGGCTGAGGTTGATAATATTGTTGCGGAGACGGCGGAAAATTGAATTGGGCAAGTCTATCTGGATGAATAGTGGTACGACGATCATCGACAGCACTCAATGCTTTGGCAAGTTCGTGGAAATCGTTCGACATTAAAAGTTTCTAAAATCAAAACTGTTGTTTCTTCATCACCGGAACAAACATGGAGAAACTATACACTCTCATTTTGTAGGTAAAAATTGTTTGCTGTGCCGTAAAGACAAACTCCTCATCAATACGTAAATGCTTTTCATAGATAGTTACTGCATTGCTAAAGTTGACCAGTGTTGCCAATGCGAAGCGTGGATGATGTAGTAAAATAACAAATTCTACGGGTTTTTTTGCATTTTTGTAGTGAATTTGACAGTTTGTATCTTTGCCAAAGTAAAATGGAACGGCTTCATTATTATTCGCCAATATTGTCTCAATACGTGTCGGTATCGTTGCAGGATACGGTCCAGAGTATTTTGTCCTTTCATCCCAACCAAAACGTAAAAAATATCCTCCATATCCATTCGAGTCTGGAAAGACAAAGAGAGCCGGTGCATAGCGGTGATTTTCATTATATTCAAATATTTCATGATACTTTTTTTTCCTCTTGCGTACAATCATTTCAGTTTCAGAAACTGGTTTTGTGCAAATAGCATATTCGTCACAATTTACAAATTTCGACGCCATTTCTGAAATTTATTTGACCAACCGTTGTTTTCATGGAGGAACAAATTGTAAAGAAAAAGCGTGGACGACCGCCGAAAAATTCTGCAAGTGACGAAGAATCAAGCGACAACGATGCAAACAGTGAGGATAAGGTGTTGAGTGAATTTACTGGCGGTCCGCGAATTTCACCGACAGCAACTATTACCAAACCAGAGTATGGAAAAAACGAGCCATATATGTGGTTTGTAACAACGCAAGTGTCTCATATGGCTACACTGTTTAAAACACTCTCACATCTTTTGCCAACTACGACGGTGGTATTTGGCGACGGTGGCTGGCGCATAACTGATATTAACAGCAACAAGACGGCTATCATATCGCTTCGTGTTACTGGTGCTACAATGGCAGCTGGCGTTTATGAGTGTAACACTAATTATCGTGTTCGCTGGCCAGTTGATGATTTGGCTACTCGTTTACGCATGTGTCGACGTGCGGAAGTAATGGCTATGGAATTGCGCGGAAAAAATCCCAAGCATCTTCACCTGATATTTTCACAAGAGAATCGAATTACAGAAATGGATTTACAATTATGCTCGGTGGGAGATGAACAACTCGACCCGCCAACTCTTCTCTATCATACACAAGTGGACCTGCCTGCAGATCAGTTTCGTGATGTGGTCAATAGTGTCAAGGGTGATTCAATGATTCGGGACATTACATTTACAAAACATTCTCGAAAATTTACAATTACTGTGCAAACGGCAGTTGGACCGATATCAACACACTTCATTCCGAACAAGGGCGAGGATTCAGTGCGTTTTCTTGCTCGACATTCAGAGCAGGGTCAACTGGAGTCAGTCACAAACGACGACGGCGACGTACTGAAGTCAACTTTGTCATTGAAAGAAATTATCGACTTTTCAGGAGTTACCAAGGCGTCAAAGTGGGTAAGTATCAATATGCCAGAATTTAATCCAAATGCGGAACCGCAACAAATTCCGCTACGCATGTCCTATTCGATTGCGGCACTTGGCGTGATTTCATTTCTTTTGGCACCAAAGATGGACGAAGATGAACCGCCTGCAACCACTGGAAACAGCGAAAGTAATGATGAAGACGAGTGATTTTTACTCAAAATAAATTGGTCCGTTACTACCATATTTGTTTGTCGCTCGTAGATGTTCAGTCATTTGGCGACGATATGCATTTAATGGTTTTTCAACATGTTGCTTGAATGTTTCGGCAAAAAGGTCACCATGTACTTTGAAAAATTCGAATGAAACGTTGTATTCGAGGACACGACTCTGATAATTTTTGGTCTTATTATATGGCGTAATTCCATGGACAATAGTCACAGAACCGTTTTGATTGACTTGGACATCACGATATACATTTTCTACATCAGCAAGCGAAAACGTGAATGAAAGAATGACGTAATGTAAGTTAATATTTTTTCCATGTACATCGAGAACACTTTGTACGGCGGGGGAATAATCGAACGTCGCCACATCATAAGGTATTTTAGGCATATAGGGACGTCCACTAAATGGGGTCAATGGCATTTATGATTTACACATCTTTAAATTTTTCCAAAAGCGAACGCAACTTTCTCTCCTGACCTTCCGAACGTTTTTGTATTGCCTGTAGTGTAGCAATTGTTTGTTTCATAGTATTGATGATACGTGCCTCTTTTTCATCAAATGATAACGTTTGCTTTTTTCTCTGCATCTGCACTTCTCTTTGAGCAGCTCGACGTTCGTGCTCTCTATGTGCCTGTTTTTCAGCCTCCGATGTCCAGCCTTCTTGCTCCAATTGAATATCATTTATACAGCCATCTTCTAAACATAGTTCATAAAAAGCTTTACGCATTCTCTCATTCTTATATCTCCACTGTGTGCAAACAAGTGGTGATTGCTCAAAATACACATCAAACCACGAATCACAGTCCTCTCCGTCGAATGTCTCCAATGTTTTCGCATATTGTTCTCCAAATATACACGCTGCAATGTGATTTGATGTAATTGGACATTCAATAGTCAATGATGTAAATTCACTATGATTTTTAAAAGTCTCCCATGTCAATTTCATTCTAAACCCAGTACTTCCTTTACAGTATTAAAAATATTTTTTGTTGGCACTTTCTCATCTTGCTCGAATGAATCTTCTTCCATTTTATTATCATGTTCTATCATGTCATATAATTCATCCAATCCAGCTGTTTTTTTTTCCTGTGAATTATTCAACCAAGATTTAATATATGCAATATAAACGTCAAAATCCTCTATGCTATTACGTTTTTTTGTTATTGAGTGTATATATCTTTTATTAAACTCAAATATTTGTCCAGCATTATTGTTATAAACCGATTGTATTTCTTTATCTTCGTTATCTATTGTCATTGTCTCACGCAACTCTCGT